CTTGATTGATGCCGGACACCAGACCACTGTACTTGGATATTATGGCTTGGAGGGTGGCGGATTTAATTACAATGGCGTACTGCACCTTCCAAAAGCCCAACATCCGTATGGAATGGATATTGCCAATGCCCACGCAGCTAACATCGGGGCGGATGCGATTTTCACCCTGATGGATACGTGGGTGATAACGCCGGAGAGCTTCCAGCCGTTCAAGTGGATTGCGTGGTATCCGGTCGATCACGAACCAATGCCGGGAAAAGTACGCGAAGCAATTGCGCGGGCAAATTACCGGATTGCCATGAGCAAGTTTGGGGTCGAAGAATCCCACAAGGCCGGGCTGGATTGTTATTATGTTCCGCACGGCGTTGACACGAACATTTACAAACCAATAGACAAAAAAGAAGCACGCAAGATCATGGGCTTTCCAGAGGATGCCTGGATTGTTGGAACCGTAGCCATGAACAAGGGGCAGCCATCACGCAAGAACTTCCCCGACATGCTAAAGGCGTTCGCAAACTTCAAGCGGAAACACACCGATGCGATTTATTACCTGCATACACAAGAGGGAACCGGACGGGATGGACTGGGCGGCGTGAACATTCCAGAAATATGCCAGTTGTTAGGATTGAGATACGGAAAAGACGTTCTGCTTCCCAATCCATACAACATGATGTTGGGGTTCTCTGATGAAATCATGGCGGCTATTTATTCGTCAATGGATGTGCATTTGCTGGCTTCAATGGGCGAGGGCTTCGGGATCCCGATCATCGAAGCGCAAGCATGTGGATGCCCCGTAATTGTTGGTGGATGGACTGCCATGCCGGAACTGGTGCATTCTGGACACGTTATCGAAAAGTCGGATGCTGTCCCGATCTGGACGGGAATTGCGAGCAACCAGTTTATCGCAAAGGTTGAGGCGATTGAGAGAAAACTATATCTCGAATACGCCAAACCATCATCCAGGGACGCGGCACGCAAAGGCATGGTCAACAACTACGACGCACAAGTCGTTTTTGATAAACATTTGCTGCCGACTATTGTAGACATTGAAAAGCGGATGCAAGAAGAAGCCAAAAGATACCAGGAAGTCGCGGAGGTGCGCCAATGATAAACAATGCGGTTTTGATCCAGCACACCTATTCGAATAATAACGTCTTTGGTCCAACGTTTGTTGACATGCAGAGACTTACTTACTCACGACATTCGGCTTACTGCGCAGCCCACAATATCGACTACTGGTCATTACAGGGCGGCAAATACCCGAAAATGACCGGGGAATCCGGCGCATGGGCTAAAGTCGGGTTGGTAAAAGAAGCCCTGCAAGATTACGAATACGTTATCTGGCTGGACGTTGACGCAGCCATTGTGGACTTTGAAACTGATCTAAGGGAAGCCTGTACCGGAATCGGCGGGTGCGTGCATGACCCTGCTAAGTCGGTCTGGCTGAAACAGAACAAGATCGATAAACATATCAATGTCGGCGTGCTTTATTTCAGGAATACCGACTTAACAAAGACTTTTGTTGATAAGTGGTTTGATAGCTGGCCGGGGCCGAAACGCTGGGCTGACCAGGGCGCATTCAATAAGTTGATGGAAGAACTACCCGGCGCAGTTACTGTCATTGACGACAAGTGGAATGCGACTGTAAATGTGAACATGGTGGAAAAGCCAGTTGTGGTTGGTTGGCATGGTGTACCAATGCACGAGCGATTTTTGCAAATGAAAGAAAAGTTGATAAACGACCATCTGGATTATAGGGTTTGATATGGCACGAACCGGAATGACAAATTTAATCAGCCTGCTGCGGGATTACACTATCGCAGGAACCGCGGACTACACCGTTGGCACAACCTCATACTGGTCTGATAACCAACTTCAAACCGTGCTTGATCGCAATAAATTAACCGTTCTGCGCGAACAATTGCTATCGTTTGAATCGTATGTCGGTGGGACGCTGGTCTATAAAGAATACCGTTCCCAATATGGGAACTATGAAGAAACCAGCGGTGGCACTGCCATATTCGAAATTGAAGATTCTGTCGGGTCTACCATCGGGACAACCAATTGGTCAATGGACTACGTCAATGGCGTACTCACTTTTGCCGCTGACACAGCCGGAACCCCGTACTATCTGACCGGATATTCCTATGACGTGAACCGCGCCGCTGCCGATGTGTGGAGAATGAAAGCCGGACATCATGCCGTAAGTATAGACTGGTCAACCGATAACATGAGCATCAAAAAAGGGCAGTTGATAAAAAACGATACCATGATGGCGGACTACTATGCCGGAATGGGGCGCATGAAGAAAATCCAGTTTGACAGGGACGACACGACATGAGTTTGTTAAGTGATACCGAACTGACCGCCATTCGAAACGATGTCTCTGATCTTCTGCCAGATACCGGATATATCTTATCTGTTACGGGAACAGCTAATGGCGCGGGCGGGCAATCAGAATCGGTTGGAACGGCCGGAACGACTACTTACAGACTTGATGCAAAAGTAATGACAATGTTAAGTTCCGGTGAAAAAATCACTGCTGGAGCGCTTCAGCCATTCCATACTTTTATGCTGACCCTGCCTTATGGGGCTACCATCACAACTGAAAACAGGTTCAAAGATAAAGATGGCGTGATTTACAACGTAACCAGCGTAGATAGTGGTAAAAGCTGGATCGCCTCGAAGCGCTGCGTTGTGGAGAAAACATAATGCAGATAACCATACAAGTAAGAACTGACACAGCCGGACTTGAAAAAATCAGGCTAAATTGCGACATGAAAACCCCCGAAATCGTGCAGGGGTTTGGGTTCGCGGTTGAGGGATTAGCTAAGGGATTTGCGCCGGTTGATACCGGATGGCTTAGGGATAGCTTGCAGACAACCATGATCGAACAGGCGCTGGCGCGGGTTCAATCAGATGCTGATTATGACATCTATCAGGAACTTGGAACTTACAAGATGGCCGCGCATCCGTTCCTTTCGCCGGCAATTGAATCTGTCGCAAGCCAATTTTTATCGGGCGAAACATGGAAACCGTTGATTGACGTATGAACGAGATTAATACCGCTATTTACTCCAAGTTATCCGCTGGAACGGCGCTCACTGCGTTATTGGCAGGGACGACCTCAATATATCATTTGCAAGCGCCGGATAATGCCACCCTGCCCTACGTGGTATTCAGCCATGCAGCCGGAGGCGATGAAAATCAAACGCCAATCCGCAGGAAGAATAACCTGGTATTTGTGCGCGGATATTCGAATGTAAGCGCGCTGGCCGCCGGTTCAATAGACGCCCAAGTAGACGCTCTTCTACATGCCGGAACGCTGACCGTAACCGGCTGGAATAATTTTTGGCTATGCCGCGAACAGGATTTAGAAAATATCGACAATCTTCCATCCGGCGAAAAGGTATGGATGGCCGGCGGTTATTACAGATTAAGAATCGGAAAAACAAGTTAAGGAGCTACAAAAATGAACGATAACACATTCGCAGGGTCATCTTTGGTGTGTAAATGGGTTCAGGCAGCCGCCACCACCACGCTAACGGGTGATCACAAAAGCTGCACCTATACGCCGTCAATCAATCTGATTGACAAGACGGCCGGGGCAGCCACCAACAAGTCCTATATTCCCGGTGTAAAAGACGGGACGTGGACATTCAACGCCAACATGCAAGGCGGAACCAACGCCGGCGGAACGGCAACATTCAGCACCTTGTCAGAGGGCAACATCGGAACTCTGGAAATCTACCCGGAGGGAACTGCCGCCGGAAAATCGAAGATCGCTTTACCGAGTATTGCACAGGGCGCGGCGTTTTCGTGGCCGTATGACAATGTGGTTGAAGTTACTGCCAACGGGCAGCAAAACGGCGCTCGCAGTGACGGCACGGCTACTTAATCAATTATGGGAGGCATGAATGGCTGAAGAAAAATATAAGGTGGCTAACGACTTTAAGGTTACGGTTGAATTACTATCTGGTCAAACCGTAGTTATTGACTTGATGAAAGTGTCAACCCAGGAATGGAAAACCGTACTGAAGCCCGGAACAACCGATGATGAAGAATACAGAATTGTGTCAAAGTCTACCGGGTTGAAACCGGAAGAACTCTCCGCTATGGAGTGGCCGAATTACAGAATTCTTGTTGATGCCTTTATCAAGGCGGGGGCGCAGCCGCTAACAAACCCTACCTAAGCCAACGCGTATATAACGCGCTGGCGTGGGGGGATTCACAGCCATTTGAGCTATTGACGTGGACAATGGCTGAAAAGTTTGGATGGACTATTGATTACGTTGAGAGCCTGCCATTGAGCAGGATTCATGAATATTTGCAGATTGAAGATGGCAAGGCGAAAGCCATTAAATCACTAAAGGACAGGCATGGGTCTAATCGGTAGAGTATGGGCTGATATTGGCGGGGATGCTTCGGGGCTGAAAGCGGCTACGCAAGATGCTAAAAATTCATTGAACAGCATTGGAAAAGAGGCGGCTAAATCCACCGCCGTTTCAAACGCCTCTTTTCTTGACATGATTCCATCTATAATGGCCGTTGCATCTTCCATTGGCGCTATAGTTTCTGCCGCAAAAATCGCGGCAGAGGTATTTCAGTTTTCAGAAGAGGGCGCGCAATTATTAAGTTTGTCGCAAGCATCAAGCAAGCTCGCGCAAAACTATGACGCGAATATGGCAGATATTGTTGCCGCGACAAAAAAAGCCTCATTCAATACCATCAGCCAATACGACATCATGAAAGGCGCGAATCTCGCGTTGACGATGGGCATTACTACCAACGCCACGGAAATCTCCCAACTAATGCAAATTGCCATTGAGCGCGGGCGCGCATTTGGACTTACCACAGAGGATGCTTTTGATCGCATCACAAGAGGCATAGGTCGCAGAAGCACAAAGATACTGGATGATCTCGGTTTCACCGCCAACGCAATTTCGGCCAACAAGGAATACGCGGATTCTCTTGGGATGTCCGTTGATGCTCTAACCGATGATATGAAAGTCCGCGCTTTGTTTGAGCAGATTCTAAAAGAGGGGAATTCTGAATTGGCAAAACAAGGGGGGCTGGTTGCCGACATTTCAACCCCCTATCAGAGATTAAATACCATCGTTGAGGAATTTTGGAATAATGTAAAAACCGGCGCGGCCTATACATTTGTTCCGTTCATTGCATCCGGGGCAGAACTCAAACAAATTAATGAACAAGCCAAATCATACGCATTTTTATCGAATAGTTATGATTCGTATATAAAGGCAGTAAGTCGCGGGGTTTCTGGATATGATCGCAGAATGGGAATTGAACCGTCTGATTATTTAACTCGCGGAGAATTTGCCGAATCTGAAAGATGGACGGCGCAAGCGGAAGCATATAGAAAGGCGGCAGAAGAAGCCCAAAACATGGTTGGTATTTTTGGTGACATAAAAATTGAATTATCAACAAGCCAACAAACCATTTCAGATTCTATTAAAGACTATGGCGATTTTGATTCCATGTTAGAGCAAGCGTGGAAATCCAGCAAGTCATTGGCAGACGCTATTAATGCGATGCCATCTTACAAAAAGATCATCATCGAAATTGAACAGAGAACCAAATCAATGTCCGCTGAAGCTGCCCGCTGGTACGGGCAATATTATGAATGGCAAAGTCAGCAAAGTGGCAGCATGCACGGCGGTTCATTCATCGGCATGGCTCACGGCGGCGTTGTCCCGCCCGGATTCTCGAATGATGGTATGCCGCTTTGGGTATCCAGCGGGGAGAGGGTGGACGTAACGCCAGCCGGGAACAAGTCGGTTAACAGCGAGGGGGCGGTTAACAAATTCTATGGGCCAGTAACTTTTCAACTGGACAAGAGCTATAAGATGTCCAACCTTTCGGAGCAATTGAGGGCATGAAAACATACACACCATTCACCTATAACGGCGCAACGATAAACAACGCCAATTTTACGCCCACGCTGGAAACAGAGGGGCAGTTAATCCCGTCCACAAATATCATCGAGGTCGAAAGAACAAATAACTTTCCTGAATACGCCGGAAAAGAATTTGAATCCAAATTGCTCCCGTTACAAGTACAGATAGGTACGGCTACCGGATTGATCGACACCCTGAACGGGATACTTGACACAACCGACAAAACCATGCACGCGTTTGTAGTCAAGGATGAAAACAATAAACAATGGTACGTCAATGCGGTCGTGCAAAAACAGATTGATTACGGCCCGAACAATGCCGAGTATGTTTTATATGCCGCTGACCCGATTTGGCGGGCGGTAGATAGTAGCAGCGCAGCCCTATCAGCAACAGCTTCGCCCGGCACTGTTTTGGGAACTGTCGGTGGAAACAGGATTGCCTACCCGGAGATAAACATTATTCCGGGCGGTGCCAAGTCTGGTGGATATGCGGTAAAAAGATTCATAGAAATTTACAACCCGTCCGATGAAATCGCTTACGTTTCATATCCGCTCAACATCGTTGACAACGGTTCGGGTACTGCTTCGTGGGCTTCGTCCGCATTGGTGGCAGGAGGCACGATTTCAAGCGCATCCGGTTATGACGTGCGCCTTGTCCTGGATAACACGGAAGTTGATAGATGGTTTGGAAATTTCAATACCGGAACTACCAAAGTTTGGTCAAACATTTCATTACAACCAAAAGTAGAACTAACTCTCGCGTCTGCGCTGGGAACGACAACGCCGGACGCTATTGAATTTGACAAAAGCACCAGGGAAGCCAAGAAAAATAACTACAATGCTCTGGTAAAGCTCCCATCCTCCGGCATATTGAAAACCGCCGGAACTGAATATATCTATTACTCTGCTGTTGAACCGAAAAGCTGGAAAGTAACCGGAATCACCAGGGGAACCAGAAACTCGCCCATTGGCACAGCAGCGGCCAAAGGAACACTTTTGTACATCGAACACGATGCGTATTTGATGTACGGCAACGCGTCCGCCATTGCGCCAGACCAAGATGATAATTATGAGCCGGCGATCAGCCTTACGGATTCGAATAATATTTCGCACAAATGGGCTGTGTTCGGGGAGATTGACGGATTACGCCCGTTGCAGTGGTTCCCGTCCGTAGTTTCCACGCGCGGCAAAGAATCCTATACCTATGGTGGAAATCAAGGCACAAAAGATACCGACCCATACACCGAAATGGGCATGGCCGCTATCGGATATTCGGTCGGGAGCCGAGCGCAGGCCGAATCGTGTGTATTGGAATGGAATCTATATCATCCCGCTGGTGGAACGCAGATCATTTATGCCGGAGAAACATATCGCGGAACCAACTCATACCCGAAATTGCGCAGGATCCAAAAATCAAACGCCGGGAATAAGTATGTCGAAGTGGTTAACATTGGAACCCCAACCAACGCGGGGTCGTGGACTGCATTTGCCGGAACGTCTGCTTTGGGAGGTACTTACACGCGCTTCAAATGGGATTTGTACGGCGGTCTATCTGCGATTGCTGATAATGCCGCATACGCGGAAATGAACGACTTTACGCTCAATCTTGCGACTGCCAAAGTACCGGTAGTGACCATGCGCGCCGAGGAAGATAACTATCGCCTTGATATGACCATCGAGAATGTAACCACCGGCGAATCCATCGACATTGACCTTACTATGGGGATAGGACAGGAGTTAGATATTCTTTGTGCGAGCAATAACGCGTACATATATGATGACGGCACGCCCGCAAACTCTGCCATAACAACCAACACGGCCAGAGACTATTGGCTAAAGCTGGTTCCGGGCGTCAATCAAATCGTGGTCACAGAAGAAGGCTTGACTGACGTTGGCATAACAATCTTCTGGCGTGAAAGCGCATTATGAGCCGGATTCAGATTTTCTCGCGTGATGGTTACAGACTTACCGAAGCAATAGCAGATGCAGACCGCTCCTGGTTGATAAGTAAATTCGGGCGGTGTGCATTCACCATACCCGTGATAAGCGCTATATGTAAAGCACAGTACCTGCAATTCGGGAACTTCGTGATGATCGAACACCCCAAACTACCGGCATGGGGCGGCATGATCGATACTCCGCGCAAGTGGGGAAATAACGAAGTAACTATCTCGGCTTACACACCTGAATACATCCTGAATTTTCGCACGATGGGCTATGACAACCTGACCCTGACAGAGGGGGGCTTGTACGCCCATGCAATTGACCTGGCAAATAAAGTAGACGCTACCAGGTTGTTTAAAGCCGCCCCGATTGATGCAACCGGCGCGGTAGTCAGCTATGCCTTGTGTTACGAGAAGATTTACGAGTATCTGCGGGACAAGCTGACTTATGAGTGGCGCATCGTTCCGGTGGTGGAAAGCAACAGAATCCATTTTGAAGCCAGCCTTTACGAAAAATTTATCAGACCTTTAGATTTCACGCTATCAGAGGGAATCAACATTGAGCTGGGCGAAGACACGCTCACGGAAGATGGGTTTATCTATAACAACTATACCGGAATTGGGAAAGGGTCTTCGTGGGGTTCGCGCGTCAAATATTTTGACAATGACGCAGAATCCGGGAGCAAATACAGCTACCGCGAGGGGGCGCTACAAGTCGATAGCAAAGATGTGGCTACTGTAGAGGAAGCCACCAAAAAGCAATTAAAGAAAGCCAAACAACCCGAAAAAGCATTCGATATTAGTGTCGTTGATGATTCAGATACCAACGCATTTAAATATCTGGATTGTGGGAATGTGCTGCATGTCAACCTTTCCGTGTGCGGTTTCAACGGGGACGGGCTGGGAACAACCGCCGATGTTCGTATCACCGGCATGACCTTTTTAGAGAATAAAGGCGTAGTGCGCCTGATTTGTGAGGAATATAGTGACAACCCCTAATGATGACTTGGATAGATTAAAGACCCCGAATGACATTTTGTCTAGAATCGAGGCGCTGGAATCAAAAGTTAACAACCTGCAAACATCATCGGTAGAAGCCGATACCGGTGATGAAATATTTACGGATTTGGGACAGATTCGCATGGGCGACTTTTTGGCTACGCAAGGAGACGGCGACCCCGATGGAGCAAATTACACCGGCTGCTTCATGTCCGCCAATGGCTTCACGATCAACGGCGAGACCTATCACATCGGCGGCATGTTAGACGGGGTGCTGATGTGGGCGGGGAATTCGAGTACCGGCAAATTCATGTTCTGCGGGGGTAATGCCTGGATTGACATCGATGGGATAACAGGCACGGATTTGCTGAAATGGCTGGTCAAGCAGACGGCCACCAATGATATTTACACGAGAACCGGAAAACTTGGCTTTGCCCTAAAAGAGGGCGGTGGCGTTATTCCGGCTTGGCAAATGTCATACGAAAATGATGCGGGCGCAGAATTAATAACAAACGGTGATTTTGAGACCGGTGATTTTACGGGCTGGACGAAGACTACAGAAACAAATGGGGCGTGGATCATAGAAGACGACCCGAGTTATGTCATCGCTGGCGCATACTCTCTCGGCATGGACGCGTCCGACGTCAATCAATCGCTTTTGTTAACGGGCGACAGAGTGACTGGAGTGGCCGATAAATCAATCATTTTTACGGGCTCCATAAAAAGAGACAACGTTTTATCAGGAACTTTATTGGCAAAAATAGAGATCAAATGGTATGACGCTGCATCCGGGGGGGCGCTTCTGCAAACCGATATATTGGGGCAAATAAATACTGTTGCCGCCGGCGTCATAACAAATGATTATGAAACAACAATATCTGCGCCAACTGGCGCGCTAAGTTTCGAGACATTAATTACCCTGCAAAAAAGTATATTAACCGGCGCGGTGTTTTTTGATTCAATTTCAGCAAAAGAAGTAACCGTCAATCAAAAACTCTGGCTCGGCGATGACGGGGTCGAGTGTTCAAACGGCCTTTATCCCACCGAGGTAAACCTGT